CTCCTCTTTTAGCATTACAAATTGCTGAGGAAGATTGGAATGTATAATATTTATATTTGATCGTTTATAGTTATATTAGCTGCTTTTTTGGACGTGGGTTCGATTCCCACCATCTCCACTAAATATAAACAATAAAATACGGGGATGTACAGGTATTTGACATAAAGTAAGGATATAATGAAGATCATACGCATAACTGGCGAACAAGTTGAACTAGCAATGGCTGCCTAAGAGGTACCCTAGCTAAACGGCATTTAACAGGGCAAGTCGTATAAGCCCGGTGGTGGAGGATCCTTTACAGGATAATTTGGATTTTTAGTTATAATTTAATATATTTATAACATATGATAAATCTAGATAACATATTTCATTTGTTTGGACCCGATGATAATTTTGATGGAGTAGATAATGGTACTACTTATATGGATTTTAAAAATACACCTACATATTGGGTAGGAATGTATAAAAAATTAATATTAAACCATATAAACTTTAATAAAAAAATAATTAAATTTTTCCAAAAATCAGATAAAGCTTTAGATTTAGGTGATGTAAAAGAAGCTGGTGAATTCGTTACATACAATAGAGCATGGTCTTATATTAAGAAAATAGATATGTCAAATAAAGAACATATAAAAGGAATAAAGGTATATGCTGATGAATATCTTGATACAGCATTAAAATTAGGGATTTCTTTTTTTATAGAAACAGAACAATATGAAAGATGTGCCCATCTTCAAAAAATTCTAGATAGTCTTCCAGAATAACTTGGATTCCCAAAAAATTTTATATATCTTGGATATAAATTAATATTAGGTATTAAGGTACAAATGTTAATAAGAGATATTAGATATTAGATAATAGAGATAATAAGTATTAAAATATAAAACATACTAACATACTAAATAATTATGAGAAATAAAAACACATGCATAAGATTAATGGATAAACTAGAGGGTAAATTACAAACTTTAAAGTTTATTTTAAGTAGACCTAATGCTAACATTCAAGAATTTAAAGATGTAATTAATGATTCTAAGGATTTAATCCAAGAGGTGAAATCATTACTAGATCGTGAACAAGATACAATATAATTAAAATAAAAGGTTATGAAATTAACAGCAGAAAAAATACAATCTAATTGGGAAGATTTTATGAGTAATATTGATACTTATATTTCATCTCCTCGTAAAGAACAATTAACTAAATTTTATGAAACATACGCAGAACGTATTATGCTTATGCCAGCTGCTCATAAAAAAGAATACCATTCAGCATTTCCTGGTGGGTATGTTGATCATGTTAATAGAGTAGTTCATGCCTCACTATCAATGGCAGATGTTTGGAAATCTTTTGGGTGTGATATGGATACATTTACAACTGAAGAATTAGTATTTTCAGCTATTAACCATGATTTAGGAAAAATGGGTGATGCTAATAATGAATCCTATATCCCCCAAACGGATAAATGGAGAAAAGATAAATTAGGTGAAGATTATATGTTTAATAAAAAATTAGCATTTTCATCAGTCCCAGATAGAGGTTTATTTTTACTTCAGGATAATGGTATTAAATATACTTTTAATGAAATGGTAGCTATTCAAACCCATGATGGGTTGTATGACTCAGCAAATGATAAATATTTAAAAGGTTATATGCCCGAACAAAAACCAAGAACTTCACTACCATTCATATTACATCAGGCTGATATGATGGCTGCTAGGATTGAATTTGAAATTGAATGGTTACCAAAATTTAAAGAAAATCAAATCAAACCAAAAGAAAATTTTACAATGAAAAAAACAACTAAATCCAAAGCATTAGGTAATATATCAAGCCCAGGATTAAAAAGTATGTTAGATAATTTATAATATGGAAATAATATTAATATCAATTTTATCTGCATTAGTAGTAGTATTAGGTTTTACTACTTTTAATTTAATGAAAAAAAATGAACAACAAGAGGATATTTTAGTAGAATACATGAAATATTTAAATAAACTTTCAAAGGCAATAGAAGTATCAGATATGAGATTAAAAAAATTAGATGCCCAAGGAAGATTTAAAAGCGATGATGAAATAGGTTTTTTCTTTAAAACAGTTATGACAATACAAGATTTACTAAATGGATTTAAAACTAAAGATATATAACTGTGATAAATGGATAATATAATAAAAGCTGCAAAGAAGAAAAGACAAAAAAGAAATTATTTTACTCAAGAAACTGAAGATGCTATTGTTAAATATAATTTGAGTAAAGATAAAAAATTTAAGAGTAATATATATTCAAAAGAAATTCATTATCCTTTTTATAAACTAACTGAAAATATAATTCATACTTTTAAATTTTACTATACAGATGGAGTAGAAAATTTAGAAGATTTGCAACATGAAATTATGGTATTTCTTTTAGATAAAATTCATTTATTTGATCCCTCAAAAGGTGCTAAAGCATATTCTTATTTTGGAACTATAGTAAAAAGATGGTTAATAATCTATAATCAGAAAAATTATAAAAAAAGAATTGATTCTGTAGACATGGGAGATATTACTAAACATCAAAATTTAGATATAGGTGATAATACTTTTTTTATTTTAAATCCTAAATTAGAACAAACATCTCAAAAATTTATTGAATCTGATAATAATTTTGGGGATGAATTATATAATAAAGGATATAAAGAAGGAGATAGATTATCTATTTTTATTGATTTATATGTAAGATATATGACTGAAAATATCTATAATTATTTTCCTAAAGAATATGATGCTCAAATAGCAGATTGTATTTTAGAATTATTTAGAAAAAGGGATGCTATAGACGTATTTAATAAAAAAGCCCTTTATATCTATATAAGAGAAATGATTGATGTAAAAACTCCTAAAATTACAAAAATAGCAAATAAATTACATAAAGTATTTAAAGAAAAATACTTAGTGTATTATGAAAAAGGTTTTTTTCCGTCTTAAAACTTAGAAAATTAATATTTATAATCAAAAATTATGGGACAACTAGATTCAATAATATTTGGTGATAAAAAATTCTCTGATATCCTTCATGAGATATATGATAATCAAACAAAGAAAAAAGAACAAATTTCATCTTTAATAAGTGAATTAAAACCACTAATCCAGGAAATAGGTGATGCTACTTTAATAGTACCATTAATAAAAGAATATTTAGAAATTGGAGTTAAAAATGATGAACAACTGATAAAAATGGCTACTATTATACAAAGAGCTGTTAATAATACTAATGATGAAGGTGAATTTGGGATAACAGAAGAAGAAAAAGCAGAATTATTAGCTGAAATGGATAAACTAGAAAGAATAAATAAAGAAAACAAAAATAATGGTTAAAATTCCAACGGGTTTAAATTCACTAAAATCCTCTACATCTTTTTCACCACAACAACAAGAAATAATTCCTGTAAGAGTAAAATTTGTTTCCTTAAATGGGAATGATTATCCCCTTAATTGGAAAAAATATGGGGAGTATGCTGGGATGGGAGGAATATTATATGAAGAACTTGATAATCCTGGAAATCAAACTTTAGAATCTTTAAGTTTTGCAAAGCCCCTATATTCTAATATTTCATTTTTACCTTTAGTAAACGAAATCGTTTATATAATATCAATGCCTGATCCAACAGTAGCAGAAAATGTTAGTGCCGGTAAGCAATTTTACTATTTCCAAACCGTTAACCTTTGGAATAATGTTCACCATAATGCTTTACCTAACACATTAGCAAATAGTTCTACCAATGCCCAAAATTATGAAAGTACTGAAGCAGGTGTTGAAGTTCAATCTGATGAATCTATTAATGATATTAATTTGGGTTTAACATTTCAAGAAAGAGTAGGAATTAGAAATTTACAACCTTATGAAGGTGATGTTTTAATAGAAGGAAGATGGGGAAATACAATAAGATCTGGTAGTACTGTTAATGATAGTATTCCACTAAATCCCTGGTCTAATAGTGGGGTTAATGGTGAACCTATTACTATTATAAAAAATGGTCAAGCAGAAACACAAGACGATCCT